CCGAGATTGGGCCACACTAACGTGTAGCCCTCCTTAGAGCGTGCAGGACGAAACCGCCCCCGAAGGGCCTCTATTCCTAGAGACCAGTCGGAAGCGTTACCGTTCAGGAATGCCGTGAGGCAACCCAACTGGCTTATTTCGCTCTCCACAGCTTTCACCGATCGATATCGATAGGTGAATCCGCCCCACCCTCGCTCCTTAAGGGAGCGGGAGAGGGAAGGCTTTGCGAAGTCGAAATCGACAACAAAACCGGCGTCGCCTTGTCCTTCAGGGACGAGACAACGCTCTTTTGGTCCAACTGCTCGAAAGCAGCGGAGCCAAAACGGAAGCAAGCGACTATCGCAAGACTCATTACTATTACGGTGATGAGCCCAGCGACGGCCGTTGTTAGCGTAGAGAAAACAGATTGATTCGAAGTCATGGAATTGAGACCTTAAGAAAAATGGTCTCACGTTCACGCCATCGAACCAATCAGTTCCGCAGCTCTCATGAAAACGACCTTTGCCAAAGGTCTTCTCATGGTTCACCTTAAACCCCAGAAAGGTTAAGGTCCTCTCGACAGACTCTCGAATCTCATTTGGGAAAATGAGATCGTCACCATAAACGGTGACGTTCTGAGTGCTAATACCGGCAGCCTTACAGCAGCCGATAAGAACACCCAGGAAGATCAGTGTCTCCAGTTCGAAAGTATAGCCGTTGCCCATGCTAGACCATTTACTCAGATCAATCGTCTCCGTACCGATCCGTGTTTTATCAACACGGGAGTAATGAAGAAGTTGACACCAAGTATCTGGCAAAAGAAACCACACAACCTCACGGCTGATGGTATCACTAGCAGCAGACAGATCCATCGTACACAAGTCCAGCTCAGAAGCTAGCATAGCTAGCTTTCGGTTGGTTTCCTGTGTACTTAGATCGAGGCCAAATCTACGAAGCTTTTCGCGTAGCAAAGCACCGGTTCCGAGCTGAACAAAAATGTTCAGATCGGGTTCGATGCATATTACACGATCAGTTTTCGCATTTTTGGGAACTGTAACTAACTTAGATGCTTCTTGAATCCTGAGGGATTCAACTAGCTGCTTCCAGTATTCTGGAAAGCAGAAAGCACGAAAGCTAGCCAGTCTCGGCGTAGCGTCGATCTCAAGACGCGAGTATTTCTTACCTTGAGTCACTACACCGGACAGCGAGGTAGTTGCACCGGGACCAAAACGCATATTGGATTCTGCATAATGCAGATCAGCCTTCGTTAGAGGGCCAAGTATCTCTCTGATAGCTTCCCGCGCGTGATGAACGGCGAGATAAATATCAGACGGCAACGGAATGCTGCCTTTCGAGAAAACTTCCAATCGCGAATTTGTCTCTTTGCAATGTTCCTCGCTCTTTCGGAACTTGTCAATCGCAACAGCTGCCTTATCAATGTCCGTTGGCAGCCTCGGGTTCTTTTGCATAACACTGGTAACTAGATAGTCATCCGCGAAAGCAGATGAATTATCATAGCTGTCAGGATTACACTCAAGGTCCAGAAGCTGTTTCCATTCATTGTGGCGAGCTAATAGTGAGACTGTCAATGCCCTCGGAGTCCCGATGCTTTCGCAAAGAGACTCCAGCAAGCTGCACTCGAGCTTAAAGACTCGAGATCTGCTCCTTAAGGGAGCATTTGGCACCTTCTGCGCTATCGTAGTCATTTGGTCGACTCTCATCCGCGATCCAATCTTGACCGAAGATACTTGCCGAACGCAAGTTCATCTAAGGTGGGGAGAGGTTCGCGTTGATCGTCGACCTTAGGGACCAGAGTAGCATACCGAGTCCTTCTCAATTCCTTGAGAGGATTCGCTTCAACTACAACCGCTAGGTCCTCGTTGAAGTTAATGAACACAGCCCCCCGACCGGTATTAACCGCTAGGAGGAACTGAGCGATGACGCGACATTCAGCCGGAGTGCGTTTCCTTGCGGAACCGCATCCAGACGGGATATGCATCTTCGTACAGAACACTCCATAATTGCGAGTTTTGATAACGGAAGAAAAGGTTGCGTAAA